CGGGGGGCTCAGTTATTGCGGTAGTTTAGTTATTTTGCCGCTGAGGCGGTTCGCTATCCCCCTAAAGCGGGGGGCTCAGTTATTGCGGTAGTTTATAGTACAGGAAGGTATGGTTATGGATACATCCACTTTTTGCCACCGTTAAACCTGCCAAAATGTAGGGGATTAGTCAAAAAGGTCAGAGCGGTCCTGGACAAGAGCCTGACCTGTCTGCTGGTTCACGATGGTAGGGACATCCTTCTTATCCGTCATCGAAGCATTGTACTCGGAAATCTCAAGTGAGCATTGCATCACGGGGCAAGCACCGCGGGTGATGGGGTTAATCTGTTGGTTCACACCGATACAGCCACGGATAGTGACAGAGTTGTTGACACCGCCAGTCACAGCAGACACTTCACAATGAAGTTCACACGTGACTTCACAAATCGGATAATCGGGTGGATTTGGCAGATCAAAGGGCCAATTAGTAGCCACAGTCTGTCTAATCGCAGTCCAGCTTTGATGGTGAGCAGTGAAACAGACTGCAGTATTGGCAGCCGGGGTACCGGTCTCAACTGACGTGCTGTGGTTTGAGCCTTGGCTATAGGGAGATACGATATCATAGACCCCTTCGACATTGCCTTCGCAATTGGCATCGAAACCACACGAGTTGCCGTCAGTACTCTGGAGCATCTGCTTGTATACGATCCGGACCTTACCAGCGAATGACGACGGGAAAGTAATCTTGATAAATCCAGCACCTTGGCGAATCGGGGCTTGCTGTATGTTCTGCCCTGGGTTCGTGCTTTGAAGCAACCATGAAAGCGGAGTCTGACCGAAGCTAGCGCCGAGCTGCTTTTCTGTAGAACCTGCTGCAGGTGTAAAAGGCAGTGGGCAGATGCGTACGTGTCCTCCAAGGAGTACGGAGTGGGCATCCGTTGTGCCGCCCTCAACCAGCACATCGAGTGAATTCTGGGAATTGACGAAAACATTGTTAGTAAGAGATTCATCCCAAAGATATGTCTGGCCAACAATAGTTGCGTTAGTGCCGCCAGTCGTATTCGGGACAACAGCATTCCCACTGGAGAAACCAGGAATGGGGGCTAGCTCTTTTCCAGTAAAGCTAGAGTCCGGAAGCATGTAATGGCGGCATGTAGTGATAGCGTTACCAAGGCCAGTGAATACACGAGGGCGGAGGAGCTCAACAGTGTAAGACACCCAAATCTCGCCGATGTTGGCATTAGCCAGCTCATCTGGGAAGTCGCTCAAAGCAAAAACAAATTCACCCCAATCGTACTCCTTGGGGTCGCGAGTATCCGGAAGGCCAGCTGTACGAACATGGCGGATGGGGTCACCGGTTAGCTTAGTAGGATCACACTCTACTCCAGCGACCTGATTGTCAGTGGCTTTGCAGCTGACAGAGCCGAATGATTGCATGATCTCACTCTTATCTTCGAATTCCTTGGCATACGGGTCATGTTGTGTTACGGACAACACGGTACCTGTCACACCAGTGGTAGTCTGGAAGTTGGACACAGTTGACTTGAAGGAGAAGATTAGCTGCTTGATAGAGTAGTCCTGGTAGTTGGCAGCAATCTGTGACAGCCAAGGAAACGTCTTCTCTATGCCGGGGTTGATCTTGTACTTTTGGAGTTCGAAGCCGACGCCCTGCGAAGGACCATAAATATTGCCAATAAACTCTCGGTGAGAGATAACAATACCACCCGTGTCAGTAATTTCGGTGAAGGAGGGGGCTTCGAAGGTTCCCGGCATGCGACCATTGGGATTACCTTCCACAAGCACATTAGAAGCGATATTATAATCACCAATACCGGTAACTTTTCGGATGGCACCAAAGCCGTCCCGTAGAAAGCCACCAATGACTGGGACATTGCCGAGACCAGTCTGCATGAGATCGAGGCCTCCTTTGCGGAGCCAGCCATCTTTGGCAACGGCATCAGACCAGAATCCTCCTTGGCCACGGTAGAGAGGAGCTGCACCATAGGCTCCCATTCCTCGATAGCGTCTGCGGCGTTTGCGGCGGCGGCGGTAGCGGCCAAAACCTGTGTAGCGGTCGGCTTTGCGGTTCGCTTTTTGCGCGGCCGAAGCGACTTTGAACGTTTCGCCATATCTAAGGCGGGTCGCGGCGCTGGGTTTGACACGCCGGGTTTGTCTGACGTATCCCCATCTGGGGACTTGTTCATAGGCATCCTCTTTGAGCGGGGGTGCGCCAGCTCCGATTCCAGAATAAGAGCCAGCCATAGGTTTGGGGGGTAAGGGCTGGGCACCGGCGGACGTGTAGACGAGTCGGCGCGGAGCGAGCTTGTTACGTTTAGCGGGCCGACCTTGACTAGGGGGCGCGCGACGAGTAGACGTGGTGCTTGTGGTACACCGGTATAGCAG